TATGCTTATGGGGGATAATCTTAATGAGTATCTTGCAACCGCAGTTACTTTAAAAAATATGAAAGATAAAAATGTCATTCCTACTGGAAGATACAAAGATCTTCCAGCCGCTCAAGACTCAATGGAAAAAACATTTCCGTGGCTTAAAGATTACGTAAATACTTATCGGCGGCCTGAACTTTTGCCAGCAAAAAAAGTGAAATAATCATGAGCACTTCCACCACCTCCCCCACTGAAGAGCGCGCACTCACTTTGTTAGGTCAAGGACTTGCACCATCTATGGTTGCTTCAGCAATTGGTGTTTCTGAATCTAGAATCTCCCAACTAGTTAGCGACCCAGAATTTGCCTCACGGATAGCGGAATTAAGATTTTCAAGTCTGGTAAAACATAATGAAACAGACTCAAAATACGATGCTATCGAAGCTAAACTTCAAGGAAAACTTGAAGGAATGGTAGACTGGATGGTCAAACCATTTGAAGTACTTAAAGCAATCCAAGTAATTAATGGAGCAAAGCGGCGTGGAATTTCCGCTCCTGAACAGATTGTTGGACAGCAGACAGTTGTACAGCTTTCTATGCCAACAATGATCATAAACCAATACTCAACCAAACAAGAGATCCAAGTAAATGTCAACAACCAAGTCGTCAAAGCTGGACAAACCGAACTTGTCACTATACAATCTTCACAGATGGATAAACTCCTTGGAGCAAGAAATGCCGCCGGCCCCACCATTTTACATTCCTCCTCCGACTAAACTCTCCCATCCGACTAAGTTAATGGAGCAGACGTTGGAACAAGCCTCTAAATCTTCTGCACTTGTTGAGCAAAACAAGACAGCGGCGCGTCAGCACCTCCTTTCTATTCAACTTCTTCTTTCCTCCCGTCCCATTCGAGCATCTAAATGATCCCTCAAGCTCAGCGTCTCTCTCTTCTCCAGCAACTAGAGCTTGATACATCAATTTTAGAGGCTCCAGAACCTGAACTTGTACAAGAAGGTGCTTATGACGCAGCGCAAGTAGAAGAACTTGCCCGCACCTCGCTAGATTTTCTAGCAGGTATGGCCATGCCTACCATTTTTCGATACTTCTTTCCTGACACATTTCAAAATATTTGGCGCTGGTTGCTTTCCTATATTCATAAATCACGAGATTTCTCTCAACTTGCCATCGGACTGCCTCGTGGGTTTGCAAAAACAACATTCATAAAAATTTTCCTTCTCTATGTAATCCTATTCACTAAACGTACATTTATTCTTGTCTGTGCCAACAGTGTTCCTAAAGCAGTTGCCATCATTTCCGACGTAATGGACTTTCTTAATGAACCGAACATTAAAAAAGTCTTTGGTGATTGGTCTCTTGGAGCTGAAACTGACCAACAGGTACTTAAAAAATTTGGATTCAGAGGTAGAAATATCATCCTTGCCGCAGGTACTGTGGAATCTGTGCGAGGTCTAAACATCAAGCATCAGCGGCCGGATGTGATGCTATTTGATGACATTCAATCTCGGCAGGATGCAGAATCTGAAACCATTTCTAAGCAGATTGAGACCGACATGATCGGCACTGCCATGAAAGCTAAATCTCCTCATGGCTGTTTATTCATCTTTGTAGGGAATATGTATCCTACAAAATGGTCTCTTCTCAAGCGCTTAAAATCCAATCCTTCCTGGATCAAATTCATTGCTGGTGGAATCTTACAATCGGGCGAAAGCTTGTGGGAAGACCTTCAGCCAAGAGAACAGCTTCTCCAAGAATACCAAAACGATCTTGCAATGGGGCGGCCCGAAATCTTCTTTGCTGAAGTACTCAATGATGAAAACGCCTCAGTAAACAATCTAGTCGATCTATCTAAGCTTCCTGCATATACTATTCCAGATGATGAACTCCACACAGGAAATTTCATAATCATTGATCCGGCAACTGATAAAGCCAATGCAGATGCAGTGTCAATTATGTATTTTGAAATTCATCAGATGGTTCCAGTCTGTAAGCATATTGTAGAAGGTAGACTATCCCCTGGTGATACCATTGCAGAATCACTTAAGATTGCACTATCCCGGAATTGCAGAGTTATCGCAATTGAATCGAATGCTTATCAATACACTCTAAAATATTGGTTTGAGTACATCTGTCTCCAGCGAGGCATTCAAGGAATTGAAGCAGTAGAAGTTTATAGCGGCAGTTATTCTAAGAATTCTCGGATTCTTACAATGTTTAAAGAACTTCTATCTGGGGAAGTAAAAGTCCATCCATCTTGCCAATCTGCTGTGAATCTTCAAATCTCTCAGTTCAATCCTCTCAAGCGAGATAATACAGATGGCCTGCTAGATTGTCTAAGTTATCCTAAAAAAGTAATTGAACTTTATTCTCATCTTCTTCTTGCAGGTTCTATATATGAAGAACAAGAACACTCCTCCAGACGGATCTATGGAGTTCTTGAGAATTCCTGCTTCTAATCGCACACCTGTGCATCATTGAAAGATCAATCCATGTCCGCAGCTACTCCGCTAATCATTCCTGAAAAGTCCCAAGAAGGAATTATTCAGCTTCACAAGCAATGCTATTCCATGCTTAATCAACAATGGAATATTCGGGAGCAGATGCGCCAGGTTGATCTGGCCTACATTCGTGAAACTGATTACACTGTAGCACATCAGCGAGCCAAACTGGCAAATCGCTATGGAGATTCTAGTAAATACCAGAATGTAATAGTTCCCGTTGTGATGCCCCAGGTTGAATCTGCTGTCACATACCAATCTAGTGTATTCCTCACAGGCTCTCCACTTTTTGGGTGGGTAGCTCCGCCTGAATTTGAAGATGCAGCACTTCAGTATCAGGCAGTGATTGAAGAGAATTCCATCCGCGGCGGCTGGGTGCAGCAATTTATGATGTTTTTTCGAGATTGTTTTAAATACAATTTCGGCATTATGCACGTAAATTGGGATCGAGTTGTCACTGCTGCAATCGAAACAGATCTTTCGTTTTCTTCTAAAGAAGGGCGGCCGAAAGAAGTAATTTGGGAAGGTAATTGTGTAGAACGCTGGGATCCATATAACACCTTTTTTGATTCTCGATATCTTCCCACTCAGATTTACAAAGATGGAGAGTTCACGGGAAACACCAAACTAATGTCTCGGGTGCACCTTAAAAAATTCATCAATGAACTTCCAGACAAGATTGTCACCAATATTAAGGCGGCATTCGAATCTGGGATGGGCACAGCTTCTATGGGATCGGGGGGCATAGAAAGCTATTATATGCCTCAAATTAATCCTGATGCTCTAATAACTAAAGATCCTAAACGGAGCACTGATTGGATGAGTTGGGCAGGAATTATGGATCGTCCTGCAGGAGAGATGGCATATAAGAATCTTTATGAAGTAACCACCCTTTACGCTCGCATTATTCCTCAAGATTTTCGTCTGCGTGTTCCTTCTGCAAACACCCCGCAAATCTGGAAATTCATTATTGTAAATCACCAGATTCTTATCTATGCAGAAAGACAGACTAACGCTCACAACTTCCTTCCCACACTCTTCGGACAACCAAACGAAGACGGACTTGGATACCAAACAAAGTCTCTCGCCTCAAACGCAAAACCTTTTCAAGAGATTGCAAGTGCACTTGTTAATTCAGCAATGGCTTCTCGACGTAGAGCAATTAGCGATCGAGGAATTTATGATCCATCAAGGATCAGTGAGGCCCATATCAATTCAGATAGCCCAACTGCAAAGATTCCTCTCCGACCTGCAGGATATGGAAAACCTATAAATGAAGCGTATTTCCCTATTCCTTATCGGGATGATCAATCTGCCATCGCATTCCAAGAACTCCCCCAGATCATGGGAATGGCAGATAAAGTAAATGGGATGAACCCCGCCAAACAAGGCCAATTCGTGAAAGGAAATAAAACCCTCCACGAATATGATTCTGTAATGTCCAATGCAAATGGTCGCGACCAGATGACTGCTATGCTCTTGGAAGGTCAGGTATTCACTCCACTAAAAGAAATTCTTAAAATCAATACTCTGCAATATCAGGCAGGAATCTCCATCTATTCTCCTACTCAGAATAAAGTGGTAAAAGTTGATCCGGTCACTCTTCGTAAATCTTTCACAACCTATAAGATTACTGACGGCCTTACCCCCACCGATAAGGTTATTGGTTCGGATGAATTTGCAGTAGCCCTTCAAACTATTGCATCATCTCCTCAAATTGGAGCCGCTTACAATATTGGTCCGATGTTTTCCTATCTTATGAAGACTCGAAATGTTGTTCTCGCTCCATTTGAAAAAAGCCAGGAACAGCAAGCATATGAACAAGCAGTTGGACAGTGGCAACAAGCCGTTGAAATGATTGCAAAAGCTGCTGGAGCAGAACTCGATCCATCTAAGTTTCCTCCTCAGCCAACACCGGCCGCCTTTGGATACACTCCTGGAGGTGCAGCTAATCAACAAGGACAACAATCTGCGCCAGCTAATCTTTCTCAAGCAGCGGCCGGAGCACAATAATGGCCAAAATTGCTGTAGGCACTTTTACACATTGGGAACTCGCAGAACAAGATATTCTGGCGGGTCGTTCCCTTCCCCTTCAATGTAGACAAGTCATTCAAAATGATCTAGCCTCTGTAGCAGAACAACTTGTTGGCTTAGATTACAACCCCCAAAATCCTGTGCAATTTGCACTTGATCAAGCATTTCTTCGCGGACAGAAATCCGTGTTTGAAACTCAACTGCTTCAATCTGACGAAGCAGAAAAGCAACTCCTGATGCTCGCGCGTCAATCAACTCAACTCTAGGAAAGCAATTATCATGTCTATTTTTGAATCTCTTTTTGGTGCAAAGCCTACTCCTCAGCAACAAGGTGTTCCTACCGGTCAAGGTGTGCAACCTAATCCGAATGCACCTACAGGAGTTAATAATCCTGGACAAGCAATTCCTGGCGGGACTCCTGGAAATGGTGTTGTTCCTGCAGGAACTCAAAACAATGGAGGTGCCCCAGGTAATTCAGATGCAGAACCCGCGTCCCCTTTGGCAGCATTCACTGATATCTGGCAAAGTCCGACTACTCCGAATTCAAATGATTCCGGTCCAATGTTTGCCAATCTTGATCCGGCCAAACTTATGGAATCTGCCAGAAAAGTTAATTTTGCAGGTGCTCTTACTCAAGAGAATCTTCAAAAGATTCAGGCAGGTGGTGCAGAAGCAATTCAAGCACTCCAGGAATCTCTCAATTCAGTGGCTCAAACTGTATATGCACAATCAGCACTTGCCACTACTAAAATTGTGGAACAAGCGCTGGGCAAGCAGCAAGAACGCTACGATGCTAATCTCCCCTCTTTGGTAAAGAAGTTCTCCGTTGGTGAGAACCTAAGTGCCGCAAATCCCATTCTTTCCAATCCCGCTATTCAGCCACTAGTTGAAGCTCTGAAAAGCCAGCTCATTCAAAAGAACCCGAATGCAACTGGAGCAGAGATTCAAACTCAGGTGACTGATTACTTCGCAGCTCTCGGCAATGTTTTTGCACCTAAGCCCGCAGCGGCCAAAAATGCAAAAGTTAGTAAGAGCGAAGATTGGGACACGTTCTTTCAATGAGTCACTTATCTATTTATAGGAACCTACCATGATTACTCGTCCTGTTGTTTATGATCCGCAAGGTATGATGCGGAATGGTTTTAACGGTGATATTCTCAGTACCAATGAAGCTGTTCCTGCAACTAATAACGGTACCGCAGTTACATTGACTGGCGCACTTT